GCTCACTAGAAAGTGGGTCTGTAAAACTTACGGGTTAAAAGATGCAGATTTAGAATTATTAATTTATTTAGATTGTAAAGGAAGATTTACACGAAACGATTTTATCAACGGAGTTTATACATACTCATGGGATAAAGCAAGATGGGAGAGATTAAAAAGAGAAGGTTGGATCGATGTATGGAGACACAGAAACAGAACGACTATAATGTACTCTATATTTAAAACTTCGTGGAAATGCTCTCAAATGATTAGTAGGATATATAGAATCTTACTAGGTGAGGAAGACTTACCCACTTCAGAACGAAGTGTATTTTATAAGAATAAATCATATACAGATAAAGTGTACAACAAAGCTATTGATGATATGATAAAAGATAAAGATAGATAATGGGATTTAAACTAGGTTCAAAAAAAGGTAGCTATGCTTCAGGCGGTATTATTAAAAACAAAATGCGTTTTGGTAATCAAGCTGGAGAAGAAGGCTCTGTACCTGGCACGCCTGTTATTAGAGTACCATTAGAAGAAGGGGTTATGGGTGAGGCTAATATGGATGGTACTATATATGTCAATGAAAATATAATACCTGGTAGTGAAGAAGATAGACAGGTTATAAATCACGAAATGAGACACGCAACTGATATGAAAATAGGTAAGTTGGCCTATAGCGATGATGATGTAACTTACAACGGTAAGGTTTTTCCTAGAATGGATGTCAACGGTGTAGATTCTATATTAGTAGATGGAGAGTGGAAAGAAGCCGGTAGCCATGATTTTCCATGGGAAACAGACGCGAATAACGGCAACGGAGAACCATCAGTATAATATGTGGGAATTATTTAAAGATAAAAATACTATAAACGAAAAAAATATAATTGGCTTTATATCTTTTGGTATAATGGTATTGTTTGCTATTATAGATTTAGCTACAGGTATTCTATATATGGGATACGTAGGTGGAGGACAATTAGAAATTAATGATACAATATACAATTCATTTGTAATGGTAACGCTAGGTTGCTTTGGTATTAGTGCATTTGAAAAAGTAAAAAATAAAGAATAATATGTTAGGTAAATTATTATCAGGTGGAGCTGCGGAGCTAGTTAAAGGTATAGGTGGTGTTGTAGATAACTTACATACATCAGCTGAAGAAAAACTAGAAGCAGAAAGAAAAATAAAAGAATTAATTGCCAGCTATCAAGTAGAAATGGAAAAAAACATTACTAGAAGATGGGAGGCAGATTTAAAATCAGACTCGTGGTTAAGTAAAAATGTTAGGCCACTAGTATTAATATTTTTAATAGTATGCACCATGCTATTAATATTTATAGACGCAGGTGCATTAAATTTCGAAGTTAAATCATCATGGGTTGATTTACTTCAATTAGTATTAATAACAGTGATCGGTGCTTACTTTGGCGGTCGATCAATAGAAAAAGTAAAAAAATAAAATTATGGCATTTAAAGATCCAACAGATTACGCTTTTGGTCAACTAGGTAGTATACACGTTGCTGGCACAGAAGCTATAACAATAATAGGTGGAGACGATACTGATGTTACTCCAGCTTCAAACGTAAATAGAATTACAAAAGTTTTTGTAGCAATAACATTTTTAGAAGACACAGTGTTTGATAGTGGTGCTACTGGTTTAGTTCCTGCTGAAGCACAAAACTTTCCTAGCTCAGATGGTAACAGTACAGATATTGATGCTGATGGTGGTGATGTTGTTGATAGTGAAACTTTTCCAAAAGGTGTAACTATATACGGTAGGTGGACTGGTTTTAAATTAGCTTCAGGTAGAGTAATAGCTTACGTAGGTATATAATGTTAGGCTTAGGAAATAGTATAACAGGTGGTGCGGCACTAGGTTTTACACCAGCGGACCTTGGTAGTACACTATTAGCTTGGTATCAATTTGACACTGGGCAAACAAATCTGTCTGGAACAGATGGTAATGCAGACAACGAAATGAAGTGGGAAGATCAATCTGGAGGATCTAGACATGCCACTCAAAGAACTAATTCTGTTAAACCAACTTTTACAGCTGGTTACGTTGATTTTGAAGAAGACACTGCTAGCGATAGACTTGCTATAGCCACTGGAGATGGTGCTATAAGATTAATGGACAGCGGAAGTGACGCTTGCACTATAATAATGGCGGTTCGAAGAGAAAGCTCAAGTACAGAGGGTAGAATTTTAGGTTCATCAAACTCAGAGGTATTTGGTTTTATGGCTAACACTACTCAAATACTTACAAAATCATCCGCAGGCAGTACTACAAATGAATTTGCAAGTGGTACTTTCCCTACGGGCGCTGACTTCGTGTTAACGTATACGCGTGATAGTAGTAGAGAACAGCTTTTTTATAAAAACAACGCTCTTTTAAGTTTTGCAACAGAAGCAAATCCACTACCAGACGGAGAGGTGGACATAGAATTTCTAGGTGGTTACAAAAGTAGTCACAACGTAAAAGCTTTTGATGGAAGAATATACGAAATGATTATTTGCGACACTGTATTAAGTACCGCGAACAGACAAGCAACAACAAGCTACGTGATGGGTAAAGTTGGTTTATAACAAACAATTAAATAATTAATAATTAAATTAAATAAAATGGCAACAACAAAAGTAAAAGGAACAAGTAAAAAAATTAAAGAACTTAAAGGTGTTAAACCTGAAAAAATAACTGATGAGCAGTTAACAAAAGTTCAAAACACAGTAAATAATATTAATAGAGCACAATTAGAAATAGGTTCTATAGAATTAAGAAAGCACGAGATGATGCATAACATTGCTGGGTTAAGAGATGAGCTTACGGTATTACAAACAGAGTTTGAAAAAGAATATGGTACTTACGATATTGATATTCAAACTGGAGCAATAAACCACAAGGAAGATGTCGAAGCTAATTAGAAAAATTAGTATAGGTAAAGACTACAAAAACGACGCAATGCACTATGCTGTAGGTCAAGAAGTTTACGGTGGACATACTATATGCGATATACTAGAAGAAGAAGATAAATATTCTATATATATAAAAAAAAATAAAGATGTTCTACCTTGGAAAGACTTTAATAAGAATATGGCTGTATCCGTAGAGTATAACTTACAATACTAATGAAAAGCGTTTACAACTTTGTTGTAAAGCCAAAAGGAAAAAGATATAACAATACTAAAAAAATAAATGATGTAGAGTTAATTATAAATACAGAAATTTATAACCACCAGTATGTTAATAGAGAGGCAGAAGTTATATCAACACCTATAATTGGTGATACAAACATAAAACCAGGTGATACAGTTGTAGTGCACCATAACGTTTTCCGTAGATGGCACGATGTGAAAGGTATTGAAAGAAATAGTAGATCTTATTTTAACGAAGATACTTATTTTATAAACCACGATCAAATTTTTTTATATAAAAGAAAAAACAAGTGGATAGCTCCAAAAGGTTATTGTTTTGTAAAACCTTTAAAGGCTGTAGATCAATTTAATATTGAATCTGAAAAACCATTACAAGGTATTGTTAAATATTCAGACGGTACAGTAAAGGTTGATGATCTAGTTGGTTTTAGACCAAGTAGTGAACATGAGTTTATCGTTGATGGCGAAAGACTATATAGAGTTTTATCTAATTTTATTACAATCAAATATGAATATCAAGGAAACGAAGAAGAATATAATCCAGGCTGGGCATAAAGCAGTTGAAGAGCTAGTTAAAGTAGCAAGAGAAGCAATCGTAGATTCAGACGATGATATATCAGCAGATAGACTTAAAAATGCAGCAGCTACTAAAAAATTAGCTATATTTGACGCATTCGAAATACTTAACAGAATCCAAGAAGAAGAACTGCTACTTGAGGGCAAAGCACCTGAAGAGAGAAAGGAAAAAGTCTTTAAAGGATTCGCAGAAGGTAGATCTAAGTAATGTACGAGCAAAGTTTAGTTAAAACAATAGAACCTATTAAACGCACGACTATAAGTCGGCTTAACAAATCTAAAAAATGGAAATATGGATATGATAAAGAACATGATGTCGTGGTTATCTCTAAAACTGGGCAAATTGGTGAAGTGGTTGAAATACAAAATTTGCGTATCGCGCTGCCAAAACAGCCAGTGCGAGTGCACGTACATGAGTTAAATAAATGGGTACGGTTTGAACAACCAAAAGAAATAGAGCGTTTAAAAAATATATTTGACTGGAGAAACTACCCTGAAGAGCAAAAAGAACAGTGGTTTGATTATATAGACGAAGAGTTTAAAAGAAGAGATGAGGGTTTTTGGTTTATGAACAACAATAAACCAACTTGGGTAACAGGTGCTCATTACATGTATTTACAATGGAGTAAAATAGATGTAGGCGCTCCAGACTTTAGAGAAGCTAATAGATTGTTTTATATATTCTGGGAAGCATGTAAAGCAGACAAAAGGTGCTACGGTATGTGCTACTTAAAAAACAGAAGATCAGGGTTTTCGTTTATGTCATCTGCAGAAACAGTTAATTTAGCCACTCTTGCAAGTGATAGTAGATATGGGATATTATCTAAAACAGGTGCAGATGCTAAAAAAATGTTTACAGATAAAGTTGTACCTATTAGTATTAATTATCCTTTTTTCTTTAAACCTATTCAAGATGGTATGGATAGGCCAAAGTCTGAATTAGCCTACAGAGTTCCAGCAAGTAAATTCACAAGAAAAAAAATTACATCAAACGAGAAGCTAGAAGATATACAAGGACTAGATACGACTATTGATTGGAAAAACACTGGTGACAATAGTTATGATGGTGAAAAACTAAATTTACTAGTTCATGATGAAAGCGGTAAATGGGAAAGGCCAGATAATATTTTAAACAACTGGAGAGTAACAAAAACATGTTTACGATTAGGTAGTAGAATAATTGGTAAGTGCATGATGGGTTCAACGAGTAATGCCTTGGACAAAGGAGGCGATAACTTTAAAAAATTATACAATGCGTCAGATGTCACTAAGAGAAATAGAAATGGCCAGACAAAATCTGGTTTATACTCTTTGTTTATCCCAATGGAGTGGAACTACGAAGGATTTATTGATGAGTACGGAGTTCCAGTATTCACTACTCCTGACAGCGATGTGCTTGCCCCAGACGGTGAACTAATAGATATAGGAGTAATAGATAGTTGGCAAAACGAAGTAGACGGCTTGAAAAGTGATCAAGATGCTTTAAACGAATTTTACCGGCAGTTTCCTAGAACTGAAGAGCACGCGTTTAGAGATGAAACTAAAAACTCTATATTTAATCTTGTTAAAATATATGAGCAAATAGATTATAATGAAGAAATGTCTAGAACACTCGGTGTTACAACAGGTAATTTCCAATGGATTAATGGAATAAAAGATTCACAAGTGATTTATTACCCAGATCCAAAAGGTAGATTTAAAGTTAGCTGGGTTCCACCTCAGCAATTACAAAATAGAGTGGTATTGAAAAACGGTATAAAATATCCTGGTAATGAACACATGGGAGCATTTGGTTGTGACTCTTATGATATATCAGGAACTGTAGATGGAGAAGGTTCTAAAGGAGCATTACACGGCTTAACCAGGTTTAGCATGGAGGACGCTCCTGCGAATAGCTTTTTTTTAGAGTACTTATCAAGACCACCTACAGCTGAAATATTCTTTGAAGACGTATTAATGGCATTAGTTTTTTATGGTATGCCTATACTTGCAGAGAACAACAAACCAAGACTTCTTTATTATTTAAGAAGAAGAGGATATAGAGGATTTAGTATGAACAGGCCCGATAAATCTTGGAACAAATTATCAACAGCAGAAAAAGAAGTTGGTGGTATACCAAACTCAAGCGAAGATATAAAACAAGCACACGCGGCAGCTATTGAAATGTATATACAAGACCATGTAGGCATGAAGCAAGATGGTACGTTTGGAGATCTATATTTTAACGAATTATTAAATGATTGGAGTAAGTTTGATATAAACAAAAGAACAAAGCACGATGCATCTATAAGTTCTGGATTAGCAATAATGGCTAATAACAGACATTTATACATGCCAAATGTTAAGGTTGAAAAACCTAAATTAAACATAAATATTTCTAAGTATACTAATACTGGAACAAATTCACAAATAATAAAATAGTATGGCATATTCTGGCATTAAAAGTTATTTTCCTAGTCAAACAGTAAGTGACGCTGAAAAAATAAGTTACGAATACGGTTTGAAAGTAGGTAAAGCAATAGAGCAAGAGTGGTTTAATAACGATAGAAATAACAATAGGTATAAATCTAACTATAATAATTTTCACAGTTTAAGATTATACGCTAGAGGCGAACAATCTATACAAAAATATAAGGATGAATTATCTATAAACGGTGACTTGTCCTATTTAAATTTAGATTGGAAGCCAGTACCAATTATTTCTAAGTTTGTAGATATTGTTGTTAACGGTATGACGGAGCGCCTGTACAATATAAAAGCTTTTTCTCAAGACCCCTACGGTGTTAGCAAAAGAACTGAATACATGGAGTCTATATTAGCTGATATGCGTACTAAAGAATTAAACGCATATACAGAACAAGCTTTTGGTATTCAAATAGCAGATAACGATCCAGAAACTTTACCAGACTCAGAAGAAGAGTTACAATTACACATGCAGCTTACGTACAAGCAAGCGGTTGAAATAGCAGAAGAACAAGCAATAAACACTTTATTAGAAGGGAATAAATACGAGTTAATTAAAAAAAGGTTTTATTACGACTTAGCTGTTTTAGGTATAGGTGCTGTTAAAACAGGGTTTAATACTTCAGAAGGTGTTACTATTGACTATGTAGACCCAGCGAACTTAGTTTATTCTTATAGTGATTCACCTTTTTTCGATGATATATATTATGTTGGTGAAGTTAAAACTATACCTGTAAACGAATTAGCTAAACAATTTCCTCATTTAACAGAGTCTGATTTAGAAGAAATAATGAAAAACAAAAGTTATAATAGAAACAGTTATAACTCAAGATATTCAATAGAAAAAGAAGACAATAACACTATTCAAGTTTTATATTTTAATTATAAAACCTACATGAATGAAGTTTATAAAGTTAAAGAAACAGGTAGTGGTGCTATGAAAATAATACCTAAAGATGACTCTTTTAATCCGCCTACTGATGTTGAGTTTAACTACTCTAAACTTCAAAGATCTATAGAAGTACTTTATGATGGCGCCATGATACTTGGTACCGACAAACTACTTAAATGGGAAATGGCGTCAAATATGATGCGACCTAAAAGTGACTATACTAAAGTTAAAATGAACTACAGCATTGTGGCACCTAGAATGTACAATGGTAAAATAGATTCTTTAGTAAAACGTATAACTGGTTTTGCTGACATGATACAGTTAACTCATTTAAAATTACAACAAGTAATGTCGCGAATGGTACCAGATGGTGTTTATTTAGACGCTGATGGTTTAGCTGAAGTTGATTTAGGTAATGGTACAAATTATAATCCGCAAGAAGCACTAAATATGTTTTTTCAAACTGGTAGTGTTATAGGTAGATCTTTTACTAGTGAAGGTGAAATGAATCCTGGCAAAGTTCCTATACAAGAAATAACATCAGGTAGTGGTGGCAATAAAATGCAAGCTCTTATAGGTAATTATAACTACTACTTACAAATGATAAGAGATGTAACCGGGTTAAACGAAGCTAGAGACGGTAGTACTCCAGACAAAAACGCTTTAGTTGGTATTCAAAAACTTGCAGCGGCAAACAGCAATACTGCAACAAGACATATACTTCAAGCTGGTTTGTTTTTAACAACTGAAACCGCAGAGTGTTTATCGCTTAGAATATCTGATATACTTGAGTACTCGCCAACTAAAGATGCTTTTTTACAAGCAATAGGTGGTCATAATTTAGCAACTCTTGAAGAAATGTCTGATTTACATCTTTATGATTTTGGTATATTTTTAGAGTTACAACCAGATGAAGAAGAAAAAGCTGTATTAGAAAACAATATTCAAATGGCACTACAGCAAAAAACTATAGATCTTGAAGATGCTATTGATGTTAGAGAAATAAGAAACGTAAAATTAGCTAATCAAGTATTGAAGATTAGAAGAAAAAAGAAACTACAAAGAGATCAGCAAATGCAACAGCAAAATATACAAGCTCAAGCACAAGCTAATGCTCAAGCGCAACAGGTTGCTGCTCAAGCTGAAGTTCAAAAAAATCAAGCAATAGCGCAGACCAACGCACAGCTAGAGCAAGTTAAGTCTAGCTTAAAATCTCAACAAATGGAACTAGAAGTTGAGCATAAAATGAGGTTAATGCAATATGAGTTCCAGATCAACCAACAGCTTCAGCAAATGAACATGAAGCAAGTAGACATGAAAGAAACGATAAAAGAAGATCGTAAAGATGAAAGAACTAGGATGCAAGCTTCTCAACAAAGTGAGCTAATAGATCAAAGATTAAATAAAAAACCACCTAAAAACTTTGAGTCTTCAGGTAATGATATACTAGGTGGTGACTTTGGTTTAGGTAGGTTTGATCCTCGTTAAAATTTATTAATTATTATTATATTATATTATGGAAGAAAAATTAGAACAAGTAGTTGAAGAAACTACACAAGAAACAACTGAACAAGTTGATGAAAGTAAATTTGAATCAGCTGGAAATGATGATATCATCAAAGTAGATTTAAGTAAACCACCAACACCAAAAAAAAAGAAAAATGAAAAACCAAAAGAAACTACAGAAGTTGAAGCAAGTTCAACTGACGACAGCGGAGTGGTTGCAGAGTCTGAAAATGCCGAGCCCGCACAAGAACAAGAAAAAGTACAGCCGGAAGCAGAAACACAAGAAGCTCCAGCATTAGAAGAAATAACTGAAGATTCTACAGAAGAAGAAATTACTGAAGTAGAGGAGCAGGTTGAAGAAGCTGTAGCTGAAGCAGAGGCTACTGGTAAACCAATACCAGAGAATATCCAAAAGTTAATGGATTTTATGGATGAAACTGGTGGTGATTTAAGTGACTATGTTAAGCTTAATCAAGATTATAGTAACATGGATAATCAAGATTTATTATATGAATACTACAAGCAAACAAAGCCACATTTAAATGCAGAAGAAATTAACTTCCTTATGGAAGACGAGTTCTCTTACAACGAAGAAACAGATGACGAAAGAGATATACGTAGAAAAAAATTAGCGTTAAAAGAGCAAGTTGCCAACGCTAAAAGCCACTTGGACGGGCAAAAGTCCAAATACTATGAAGATATTAAAGCTGGAAGCAAGCTCACAACTGAGCAGCAAAAAGCAGTTGATTTCTTTAATAGATATAACAAAGAGTCAGAAACAAATCAAAAAGCAGCTAAAAAAAATACTGATGTTTTTATGAAAAAAACTGATCAAGTTTTTAACGACAAGTTCAAAGGTTTTGAATATAACGTCGGGGATAAAAAATACAGGTTTAATGTAAACAATGCTAGTGAGATTAAAAATACTCAAAGTGATATTAATAATTTTGTCAAAAAGTTTTTGAACGAAAATAATGAAATGTCAGACGCTAAGGGTTATCACAAATCTCTTTATACAGCTATGAATGCAGATGCTGTTGCAAAACACTTTTATGAACAAGGAAAAGCTGATGCTATGAAAAATAGTATTGCTAAATCTAAAAACGTAGATATGAATCCAAGACAAAGTCATGGTAAAATAGAAGCGGGTGGTATGAAGTTTAAAGTGTTAGGTAACGATTCTTCTGATTTTAAGTTTAAAATTAAAAATAAAAACAAATAACAATTTAAAATTTATAAAAAATGGCAATTACAGGAGGAAGTTTGTTGAACAAGGTGCCTTCACCTCAACAACAAACATTAAGCTCAAATTACATTGACTTCGCAGGAGGTTCAACTGGATGGGAGCAACAATATTTACCAGATCTTATGGAAGCAGAAGCTGAAGTTTTCGGACCGAGAACTATTTCAGGTTTTCTTGCACAAGTAGGAGCTGAAGAGGCTATGACGTCTGATCAAGTCGTATGGTCTGAACAAGGAAGGTTACATTTATCTTACGTAGGTACAGTAGCTACAGCAGGTGATACTAACGGTACTTTTACAGTTGTAACTGATATCGATGGGTCTGCTGACGGTGAAAATGGTTTTGCTGTAGCATCTCATGGTGTTAGAGTAAACGATGTTGTAATTATAGCAACAGCTGGTATCGTTACTAAATGTTTAGTAGTTGAAACTCCAGCTACAGCTGTTATTACAGTTGAGCCTTATGACAAAGCTGATTTAACTGGTCACGCAACTACTGCTAGTGGATCTATATTATTAGTTGTAGGTTCTGAGTACGGAAAAGGAGCTGCTTATGCTGATATTACTGGAGCTTCTGAAGCAACTAAAAGAACAGCTTTAACGCCAACTTTTAAGTCTTACAGCAACAAGCCAATCATTATGAAAGATTACTATGAAGTATCAGGTTCTGATGCATCTCAAATTGGTTGGGTAGAAGTTACTGGTGAAGAAGGTCAGTCAGGTTACTTATGGTACTTAAAAGCCGAAGGTGATACTAGAGCTAGATTTACTGATTATTTAGAAATGCAAATGTTAGAAGCTGAAACAACTGCTGCTGCTTCTATTATTGGTTTCAACGGAAGTATTGTTCGTGATGGTACTGATACTGGTGCTGGTGGTTCTGGTACTGAAGGTTTATTTGCTGCTATTGAGTCTAGAGGTAATGTTACTTCTGGAGTTACTGGTGTTAACGCCGCTACTGATTTAGCTGAGTTTGATGCTATATTAGCTGAGTTTGACAAGCAAGGTGCTATTGAAGAAAACATGATGTTTGTAAATAGAGCTACTAGTTTAGCTATTGATGATATGTTAGCTTCTATGAATTCTTACGGAGCTGGTGGTACATCTTACGGTGTATTTGATAACTCTGAAGATATGGCGTTAAACTTAGGTTTCTCTGGTTTCCGAAGAGGTTCTTATGATTTTTATAAATCAGATATGAGATACTTAAATGACAAAGCTACAAGAGGTGAAATAAACCGTATTGCAGGTTCTGCTGCAATTAGAGGTGTTGTTATCCCTGCTGGTGTGTCTTCTGTTTACGATCAAGCTTTAGGAAAGAATCTTAAACGACCTTTCTTACATGTTAGATACAGAGCTTCTCAAACTGACAACAGAAAAATGAAAACTTGGGTTACTGGTTCTGTTGGTGCTGCTACATCTGCACTTGACGCAATGCAAATCCACTATTTATCTGAAAGATGTTTAGTTACACAAGGTGCTAACAATTTCATGTTAATGAAATAAGCATTATTTATATTAAAGACCGGGGCTTCGGCCTCGGCCTTTTATTTTATTAATTTTATTATATATTATATTATGGCAAAGAAAAAAGAAACAAAAAACGAAGTAGTAACTGAAGAAGTTACTCAAGTTACAGAACAACTAATAGTTGAAAAACCTATTGTAGAAACTACAAAACCAAAAAGAGTTGAAAAGAAAAACCCAACACTAGAAGATGGTTGGGAAATAAAAGACAGAATATACAAGTTAAAAGGTAGTAAGAAACCTTTATCAAGATCTATTAGATCTGCAAATATACACTGGTTTGACGAAGAAAAAGGTTATGAAAGAGAACTTAAGTATTGTCAAAATCAAAGAACTTGTTTTGTAGATGAAATGAAAGGAGATCAAAGATTAGAACATGTTGTTTTTAGAAATGGTATGTTGATTGTTCCTAAAGAAAAAACAATTTTACAAAAATTACTTTCATTATATCATCCTGATAGAGATATAATGTTTTATGAAGAAAAACCAGTTGCACAAGCAATGGGCGAAATAGCTTGGCTAGAAATGGAGATAGAAGCTTTAAACGCTGCTCAAAATATTGACATTGATATGGCTGAAGCTATCATGCGTGTTGAAATTGGTTCTAAAGTATCAGACATGAGTTCTAAAGAGCTTAAAAGAGATTTATTACTATATGCTAAGAGAAATCCAGAATTATTCTTAGAATTAGTAAATGATGAAAATGTAGTACTTAGAAACTTTGGTATTAGAGCAACTGAAATGGGTATATTAAAACTATCTTCAGATCAAAGAACTTTTTCATGGGGTTCTAACGATAGAAAACTAATGAATGTTCCATTTGACGAACATCCTTACTCAGCTTTGGCTGCTTGGTTTAAAACTGATGAAGGTATGGAAATATACACAAATATTGAAAAAAGATTAAATTAATCTAACTGTAGATGCAGTCGCTCTACGGGGCGATTGCAAACTACAAACTAAAAAGAAATTATGGCAGTAAGTATAGATACAGTATATCAAAGAGTTTTAACTTTAGCTAACAAAGAGCAGAGAGGTTATGTAACTCCGCAAGAATTTAATTTACTAGCTAACCACGCTCAAATGGAGATTTTTGAGCAGTACTTTGCTGATGTAGCTGTAAACAGCAAGCTACCTGGTAACACAGAAGCTTACTCTGATCCATTAAATATTTTATACGAAAAAATAGGTATTTTTGAAGCAGTAGATGGTACTAATGTTATAAATGATAATTCTATTTATGATGGTACTGGTAGTGGTGGAATAAATAAAATATTACCAGATTATATTTATAGGATAAATAGAGTAGAGTTAAACGGTGTTGATTGTGAAATAATAAATACACAACAGTTTAGCGAGATAAAACTAATGCCACTTTTAAAACCAACAGCTGCTATGCCAGTTGCAAACGTAAGAAACAACGTGCTAAGAGTAGATAATGGTAGTCCAATAACTCCAACAGGCATAAAGTACATTAGAAAACCTAAAAAAGTTGAGTGGGCTTACGTAGTAGTAAACGATAAAGCTCTTTACAATGCTAATATAGCTGTAGATTTTGAGCTTCATGCTTCAGAAGAAACAGAATTAGTATACAAAATATTAAAACTAGCTGGTTTTAATTTAAAGTCAGCGGAAGTTGCACAAGGTGCAATGGGATTAGAACAAGGTAATAAACAAACAACACTATAATAAATGCCAACACTAAGCAATACTCCTCAACAATATTACGATGGAAATAATTATGGTAATTATCAATTTATTTCTTTAACAGATATTATAAATCAATTTATGTTTATATATGTTGGTGAAGATAAAATTATTCCAAAAGCAAAAAGATTAGATGTGGCTTTTCACGCTCAAAGGGCTTTAGCTGAATTATCTTTTGATACATTTAAATCTGAAAAATCACAAGAAATAACAGTTCCAGCTACTTTGCAAATGGTATTGCCGCAAGATTATATTAGCTATACAAAATTGTCATGCGTAGATTCATCTGGTATTAAACGTCCTTTGTATTTAACTAATGACACTTCAAATCCAGCTTCTAATCCATTACAAGATGATGATGGAAACTTTAAATTACAAGCAGTAGGTACTTTAGTTGAAACATCTGAAAATATAGTTTTAGATAAAGAATATAAAGATATATTAGTTGGTATGAATGTAACTGGTCCTTACATACCAGCTGGCTGTATAGTTTCAGCTACTTCTAATTCTGGTGGTATTACAACAATAACAATTGGTAAAGAATTTACAAGTATTAGCACTGGTAATGTTACTATTTTAGACCAGTTTCCTTCAGAAAGTAATGCTGGTACAACGTTAACTTTTACAAAAACAGATGGCTCTTTAATATTACCACAAAAAGAATCTTTTATAGTTGAAAACTTGTCTTGGAATACAATAGATTATAAAATAACAGGCACTGAGTCTGAAATAGCTGATATTAAAGTTGGCATGATAGTTTCTCACGATAACTTTCCAATAGGTACTGTTGTAACAAATGTTTATACAACTACAATAGTTGTAGATCAATTACCAGATACAGCGGTAACATCTGGCGGTGAAATTACTTTTGTATCACCAGATTTAAAAGATACTGACACTTGGTCTAGTTATAAATCAAACGTACCGTCTGAAAATAACAACTACGAAGACTACGAAGATGATGATACTTATTGGCCGGATAGTGGTAGAAGATATGGTTTAGATCCTGAAAACGCTCAAGTTAATGGATCTTTTTATATAGACGATGTTAACGGAAAAATACATTTTAGCTCTAATGTTTCAGGAAAAACTGTGATATTAGATTATATAAGTGATAGTCTTGGGACTGAAGGTGAGATGCGGGTTCATAAGTTTGCAGAAGAAGCTATGTACAAATATATTTCTTACGCAATATTATCAGGAAGAATTAATATTTCAGAACAAATAATACAAAGACTTAAAAGAGAAAGATTTGCAGCTGTAAGAACTGCAAAATTAAGATTATCAAATTTAAATATAAAAGAATTAACTCAAGTGCTTAGAGGAAAATCTAAGTGGATAAAACACTAGTATATGCCAGAGATTAAACACCAGTTTACCAAAGGTAAAATGAACAAAGATCTTGATGAAAGACTTGTTCCTAATGGAGAGTATAGAGATGCTATGAATATACAAGTATCAACTTCAGAAGATTCTGATGTTGGCACGGTTCAAAATATATTAGGTAATAGAGAAATAAAAATTAAAAACGGTAATTCTATTACTAGTTTTCAAATACCTCAACCCGCTGTTACTATTGGTGCTGTTTCAGATGAAAAAATTGATACATTATATTATTTAGTGTGGTCTCCTAATACAAATTATATATTTAGCTATAAAAGAAATGATTCTGTAGCTATACCTATTTTTGTAGATTTTAAAAATGTTTTGCAATTTTCTTCTGATACTTTAGTTACTGGTATAAATATTATTGATGGCATGTTGTTCTGGACAGACAATAAAACAGAGCCTAAAAAAATTAATATAGAACGATGTGCTCAAGGTACTCCAGATGCTGTCACTCAAACACTTTTAATTAACGAAAGTCAAGGTTTAAATGTAGGAACTGTAAATGCTCCAGAAGTAGAAACAAAGCACATTACTGTTATTAAAAGAGGTCCGATAAGTTCTTTAAAAATGAGAACTGAAACTTCTAGAGATCCTAATCTGTTATATACAGGTGTTATTACATTGACACAACCAGTGATTAACGCAGCTAATAACGCATCATCTTTTAGAGGCCCTGTAGCATCCTCAGGGTCTACCAATACAACTTTAAGAACAAATTTTATTGATATAACTACTTTAGAAGATAATAATACTTTTAATATAGCTATAGAAGAAGCTATAGATAGTACTGGTAATTTAGTTTCTATTGGTGGTATAAACTCTAGTGATGGACTTACTGGTTGGCAAACAGATCCACTATTAAACCAAACATCTTCACCTTTTAATAATATAAAAGTTGGTACAAAAATTGTTTTTAAACCTTTTGATGACGACGGCTCTCCACCTGGTTTACCAGTAACAGATTATGTTATAAAAGGAGTTATTGAAGATCTTTACCCGCCTCCACCGTCTACTGTGCCAACAGGTGTTACTTTACCTACTTGGCAAACTAACCAAAACTTTGTTGATTCTACTACTGGCGGAACAATAATAAAAGTAAAAGTATTATCTATAGATGGAAATCCACCTGTTGTAGATGATGGTCAAACAGAATTAAAATATGTTGTTGATTTGTTTGATGATACTGAAAAACTTTTCGAATTTAAATTTCCTAGATTTTCTTATAGATATAAATATGAAGATGGTGAATATTCTACATTTGCACCATTTACACAAGTAGCTTTTCAACCTGGCGCTTTTGATTATCACCCTAGAAAAGGTTATAACTTAGGTATGACAAATAGACTTGTTAAAGCTAATTTATATAATCTTGTTGATTTAAAAACACCAAAAGATGTTGTATCTATAGATGTATTATTTAAAGATGAACCATCTCCAATTATATATGTAGTAGATACTATTAGACCAGATGATTATGCGCCTAATGGCGGTAGTAATACGTGGAACTCTATATTAAACACTAATGCTGCTTTTGTAATTGAAAAAGAAACAATTAATAGCGTGGTGCCTTCAAATCAATTGTTAAGACCATATGACAATGTACCAAGAATAGCTTTAGCTCAAGACATAACTGGCAGTAGAATAGTATATGGTAACTATATTCAAAATTATAATTTAAATATAGGTAGTAGCAAATATGTTCCTCAATTTAAAGTACATACAGATAGGCAATATGAAGAAACTATTTTTGATACTTATCTTGGTCTTGATGTTAGTACTAGATTATCAGAGTCTAGTAAATCAATAAAGTCATTAAGAGAATATCAAATAGGTGTAGTTTTTGGTGACGCATATGGTAGAGAAACTCCAGTTATATCTAATGAGTCTGGAACTGAAAGAGTAGGCAAAGATAAAGCTGATAAATATAGTAGATTTACTGTTGGTTTTAATGGTAGTCCACCTGACAATGATGATTTAAAATACTACAAAATATACGTTAAAGAAACTTCTGGAGAATATTACAATATGGCTATGGATCGTTTTTACGATGCTGAAGATGGTAATATTTGGCTAGCTTTTCCTTCATCAGATAGAAATAAAATAGATATAGATACATTTTTAATTCTTAAAAAAGGTTCAGATACTGATACTTTAGTTACAGCCGCTGCAAGATATAAAGTTATTGCAATAGAAAATGAAGCTCCAGATTATATAAAAACAAAAAGATCGTTATCTAACTCGGTAATTCATAGTGGTCAAAGAAATATATATGGACTTGGTAGTGGTAGTCTTGGCGCTGGGCCTGTACAAGGAAGAGATGCTTTTGAAATGAACTACCAAGGCTTTTTTGGTACTACAGCTATGAATTTAGATGAGTACAGAGACGGTCAGTTATACATAGAGTGGGAAGATGCTCAAACTAAACAACGTTCTGATAGGTATAGAATAATATCTATAGAACATGACTTTGATGAAAGAGGTAACTCTGGAGGTTCAGGTATTACATTAGGAAATGCTAAGTACTACGTACAACTAGATCGTAATCTTGGTGATGACGTAAACTTTATAACTAATGATCCTGCTGGAAACAGTCCAACTAAAATTAGAACTGCAATTACTACAAATATATATAAATATGAAGTAGAAAATAGTCCTAAGTTTGATGGTAGATTTTTTGTAAAAATATATGAAGATGAAGTATTTAAAGCTAATATAGGTAAATCATTTTTAGAAGGATTAGATTTTAGAGTATTAAACTCTAGAAAAATATACTACATGCATGAAGATCATATTAAAATGCATACAGAGGATGTTGGTGATTTCTTAGTAGATGGTATGGCTACAACTGCTTGGGATGAAATTGATTATGATATTATTAGATCGTCACAAGAATTAGCTCTTTGGGGTTTTTATACTTTTAGAGAATTTGCTGCACACGCTTTATTTTTTAGAAGATATGCAAAAGGATTTTTTAATCACAACTTAGGAGACGAGTTTGGTATAAATCTTGTTCAGTCATACTGGAATTACGTTAATTGGAATGAAGGTGATATAAAAAATAAAATTGGTAGTAATACTTTTACTATACGTCCATCAAAAAATTGGCCATTTTTAGCGCACTTAAAACCTGTTGCTAATGCTGGTAATTACAATGACGATCCAGCTAATAACTTTATAGATAGTCCTATAGGTGTGCAGTACCACGGCCAACACTGGGCTGCTAAAACTAATTGGGATCAAGAGTTTGGTTTTGGTAGTAAAGGTAATCCTGATGATAACTTTGATTATGAAAACGGAGAAGTCGTAGGTAGTCGATCTGGATGCGGTCATACACATAATTTTAGGTTTGACCAAGTCACAATGGCAAATCTAGCTGTAAGCACAACAGCAGATGTTGTAAATGTTCAAGCTATGCTAGAGCGTTACGCAATGCCTATTAATTTTTATGATGATCCTACAGACACTCAAGTTTGGTTTGTTGATAACGGCCCATATGCCGGTACTTCTTACGATGGATTTGATAATCTTGCATGGAACAATATAGGTAGGTACGAAGATAATGCTACAGGTTGGAGATCACCTTGGGATAATGGAAACAACACAACAAATCCAAATAGTAATTTTACTAGTTCTGTACAAGATATTGATATGGGACTTGGTTTTAACACTAGAACAGGAGATGGAGTTGTAGATAATGAAAGTAATGGAGTACATAAAATGGATATTGCTTTTGGTGGTATAATGGGTGCTAACCAAGATAACGATACCACTGGGTTTTTTAACTTTGGCTGGCAGCCTGGTTTAAATAATACTACAAACGATTATCACGAAAGTGAGTTTAATTTTATTCAAAATCTTAATGTTGGTGTTAGTTTTAGGTGGAAAGAAGATCCTACAGAAACAGTGTATACAATTGGTGGTACTAATTCAAATAAAAAAGTTTTTAGACATAGCACTGTTAAAACTGGTCGTGATAGAAGTAATCAGGGAAGTAAGGATAAAGATTCTCGTGGTATTATAACTAGCGATGCCGAAACTGGAGTAGTTTTAAGTGGAACTGCAGATAATACATATATTGAAGGTTCTGTAGGTATGTCTATGGCTGAAGCTTTATCTTTTAATTTTAGTAGCAACTGGGTGTTATCAAATATATCTCCAAGTTACAGTGGTAATTGGAATCCATTTACTGATGGTGTAATACCTAATTCTACCGGGGCTAATGTAACTCTTGCGCTTTGTGATGAAAATGGTTCAACTGGTACTGATACCGCGTCAGGTAGTAATGTTTCTAGTGATTTAAAAATATTTGTAAATAATTTAATAGATAGCGCTGGTAATACACTTAAAGTTGGTATGGCGTTTAGTAGTTATACAAACACAGTATCAGCTACTCAAGCAGTAACAGATTTAGGTGGTACTGGAGTTTCTAATGAGTTTTTAGCAATAAGATATATAGAACCTCTTCCTGTTAGCGGAACTACAACACACTATGCTTTGTATCTTGGTGGTTATAAAACAGCGTTAAAAACTCAGCAAGAACATCAACTTGCTATTGGTAATAATAAGCCTAAAAACGGTGAAAATATTACATTTGTGCAAGTTGGTATGAATGGTTATAGCGATAATTCTGAGTTTAACATTAACACAATGGGTCATTTGAACGGTAGAGATATTGGTGCTGTTACAGCTGTTGGATATAACTTAGAGTTTATTGAATACATAGAGCCAGAAGAAATATTATCTGAAAACCCAGCTATATTTGAAACAGAGCCTAAAGAAATAAAAGAGTTAGACGTATATTATGAGGCTACTAGCGCTATACCTATTAGTCTTAACACAGCAAATATACAAGATGCTTTTCCTATTGGATCTTTTATTAATGGCTATGATGAAAATTCTAAAGTTGTTGGTTATGGCCAGGTAAATGGAGTAGCAGCTGTAACGCTTGAAAATGTTGGTGCTTTAGGAGCAAGTTTTGTAACAACAGGTACATATCCAGGTGGTGGTCCATTTTATCATTTTGTAAGACCTGATGGTTTAGAACTTAATGTTGCTATTACTAGTATATTCACAAACGGTAATACTGTTGCAATTGATCCTGGTTTGTACAATGGAAACCATAGATTAACTTGGCATAATTGTTTTTCTTTTGGTAATGGTGTTGAATCTAATAGAATTAGAGATAATTTTAATTTACCGTTTATAACAAATGGAGTTAAAGTATCTACAACATTAGAACATGATTATGAAGAAGAGCACAGAAAATACGGTTTAATATATTCTGGTATATATAATTCAGTGTCTGGTGTTAATAATTTAAATCAGTTTATTGCAGCGGAAAAAATAACTAAAGATGTAAATCCTATATATGGAAGTATACAGAAATTACACTCACGAAACTCTGATTTAGTAACGTTATGCGAAGATAAAGTTTTAAAAATATTAGCAAATAAAGATGCTGTATTTAATGCAGATGGTAATACCAACTTAACAGCAACAGAAAATGTTTTAGGGCAAACAATACCTTTTTCAGGTGAGTTTGGTATATCAACAAATCCTGAATCTTTTGCTTCAGAAAATTATAGAGCTTATTTTACAGATAAAGTTAGAGGTAAAGTTTTAAGATTATCAATGGATGGTTTAACGCCTATATCAGATGCTGGTATGAACGATTGGTTTAGAGATAATTTAAAGATAACTGATATAGCTATAGGTAGTTACGATGATAAAAAAGATCAATATAATTTAACTTTAAAAGGAAACGGTATAAATACAACTATTACATATAAAGAAAATATAAAAGGATGGGTTAGTTTTAAATCGTTTACACCAGAAAATGCTATTAGCATGGCTAATGATTATTACACTTTTAACCAAGGTAATTTATTTATACATCATGTTGACAATGCAGATAGAAATACTTTTTATAATCAATTTACAGAATCTTCTATTAGCGTTGTACTTAACGATAATCCTGGTGTTATAAAAGCTTTTAACACTTTAAATTATGAAGGTAGTCAATCTAAAGTAGATAAATTTTCAGTTGAAACTAAACAGTTAGATTTTCAACCGGACACTGAATATAATGATCAAGAGTATTACAACTTATCAGATAAACTTGGCTGGTATGTTGGTGATATTGTTACAGATAAAGAAACTGGTTATATTAGCGAGTTTTTAGAAAAAGAAGGTAAATGGTTTAATAATATAAATAGAGATATAAATATAAACTTAGATAAAGCAGATACTTCTGATTTTACTTTTCAAGGTATAGCTCAAGTTAGTGATGTTGAAATTGAAAAAGCAAACCCTATAGTATTAGATTTACCGCCGGAAACACCATCTTTTGAGCCAGTAACAAATAATACAACAGATGTTAATACAGATATTTCAACAGAAATAACAATAGATATTAAAACAGACAAACCTATTGTAACTGAAACTTCAACAGATATTATTGATGATACCGTTGTAGATGAAACACGTTTAAATAGAGACGAATCAGGAGTTGAAGCAAAACAAGCTGAGGAAAAAGCTTTAGAAGAGGCTATACAATCAAGAAGCATCGAAGAAGATAGTCGTGTAGAGTCCGCGAGTGAAGAAGAGTTAGAGCTATTAAGGTTGAAAGAACAACAAAGAAAAATTAATTATAGAACTAGAAGATGATATCAATACTTATAAGTAATATTAAAAATTTAAATACTTCACTTCAAGTTGGTGATATGATTTACGCAACATCTACAACTCAGCAAGTAAGTGGAGTTACTGATTTTGAAAACCAAAACACAGGTATTAATAAGCTAGTTGGTATATTAAGGCGAATTACAAAAGAAGATAATGATACAATCTTAGATGTAGATGACTCTTTGTTTGTAAATCCTTATGTTCCTAGCAAAGACGATTTTTTAATGTTTTCTAAATATAACCAAATGGATGGTGATGTAAACGGGTATTATGCAGAAGCAACTTTTAAAAATAATTCTAAAACAAAAGCTGAGCTTTTTTCAGTTGGTAGTGAAGTAACAATAAATAGTAAATAAAATGGCAAACGGATACGGCGGTTCTTCAGGTTCATCAGGCTCATCAGGTTCATCTGGCTCTTCTTATAGCGGCGGATTTACTGGTGGGTTGTTAAAATTTAAAGACGGTAAACAAGCGCCAAAAGGTTTTCATTTTATGGCTAATGGCAAGTTAATGTCTGATGCTGATCACATTGCTAGATTTGGATATGTTGAAAGAAAAATAAACGCTATTACTTTTGACACAAGAGATATAAATTATTTAGGTGAAACTAAATATTTTACTTTAACAGGAGATGCTGGTGGTTATTATAGTGTAGAAGTTCACAATGAAGTAGTAGGAGAAAGTATAGCTATTCATTATTATAATTTTGATACAAAAACTTTTTCTATTACAAGGCCAAATCTAAAGATAATTGAACTAACCAATAATTCTACTTTTAGTGTTAAATTTCCTAAAATTGCTTATGATAGTGACCATAACGCACTTTTAAAGTATACAATAACTATAACAGCACATACAGTTGCTAATATAAAAACTGTACATGCACCTTTTGTAGAAGCTAAATTTTTAGATGGTTCTTTAAATTTAAACGAATCAACAGGATCTGACTCAAATGTTATTACAAAAATATTACATCAAGATACTGCAAAAACATTATCATTAAGTTGTATAGCTCCTTCTAGATATGCTACTAGTACTGGTACTGTAAACGGGGCTGTAAGTGGTGTTAATAGAATGGTACTTGATCAAGACACTACAGATAGAAAAATAGTTGAAGTTGGAGATAAAATAACTTGTACTGGTATAGCCGCGTCTATACATACACTAGTTACTGATGTTAATCCAGACAATGATAACGTTAACGAGTTGGAAATGAGTTTGTTAGACACTGTTAGTGATGGTGTTACAGTAACTTTCACCCCACCATTTAATGGTATGACGCCTCATTATACCGATAGTACTTCAGGTGCAGACACTTTAACTGTTTCTACTGGTGGAAGTATTACAGCTTCTTTTTCTATTACATGTACGGCATTAACTGGTAGAACTTTTTCTATAAGTAGAACTCCAACGGTAAATGATTTATGCGCTGTTACTTTAGTTACATTTTCAAGTGCTGCATCTGCAATTACCGGTGAAGACACTAGTAGTAGTTCTGTTTTTTACAGATGGCCAATAACAAATATTGCTAACCTATCAACAGGTATGACTTTAGATCAGTATAGAACAGGTACTGGTACTAATACTTCATCAGCAACAGCAACAATATCTAATTATTTAACAACAAAAACTTTACAAAGTATTTCTGAAACTACTTATTCAACTACAATAAATAGTAAAACAGTCCCAGATGTTGAAGTAGCAGGTGTTGATTCAAATAATAATCTTGTTACTGCTATAGATCGTAATGGTAGAGTAACAGCTCAAGTAGGTAACATTACTTTTGACATACAACAAGTAGATGCTTTAAAATCAGATTCAAACGTAAAAATACTTGCGCATGGCGCTCAGCAAATAAAAGCAGCTACAGGTATGGATGTATCAATAAGTAATGTTGAGGTAACGCCAACTCAAATATCTACTACTGCTACTGATAGCAAAGTTGGAACAGAGTTAGGCATGACGGAAATAGGTAATATATCTGCTGGCATGACAGTAAGAGGCATAGATATAGATTTTTCAACCGCACCTGTTGTTACAAGAAAATTAGCTACTAGTGGAAGTAACAATATTATACTTTCTTCGGCGCAAAGAAATGTGCCTGGGCAAACTTACTTTTTTGATGGCGCTAGTAACGTTGTAACTATAACAGGTAATATAACAGTTTCAAATATGGCTATTGCTAACACAACATTGTACTTTGATGTTGAAAGGTTCCTAACAGCGCAATAAGTAAAAAAACAGCAAAAACTGTGATTATAAATAACAAATAAACAAATATGGCAAAAGGTAGAATAGTAGGTCCTGGAACATTTCTTAAAAGAAGCCCTAATAAGTTTTTAGGTGCTGTGACTGGTATTGTTGGCGGTGTTACAAATCTTATAGGTGGTAACTCTGCTTTAGGCGCTGCAGAAGCTCAACAAAGAAGAGCACAACAAGAGTTAAACAAGCGAAAACAAGAATTTGAAGCTTTAGACACTAGTAATATATATGCTGATGTACAAAATCCTTATGAAAATATTAGCATGGAAAATGTTTACGAAGATTTAACTGTAAACCAACAACAAGCACAGTTTCAAGCTCAGCAAGGCGCACAACAGAGAGCTAATATTATGGAAAACCTTCGTGGTGCAGCAGGTGGATCTGGTGTGGCAGCATTAGCACAACAAATGGCAAGCCAAGGTCAATTAGCCACGCAACAAGCATCTGCATCTATAGGTCAACAAGAAGCGGCTAATCAAAGATTGATGGCACAAGGAGCACAAGATGTTTTATCTAGAGAACAAATGAAAGCAAAAGGCGCTAGTGACGCTGAGATGCAAAGATTAAGAGGTGCCGAATCAGCTAGAGGTTTAGAATACGATAAAACACAAGCAATGATGGGTATGGCCTCTGGTGAATTATCAGCGGCTAATCAAGCTGTAGCAGCAGCTGAAGCACAAAAGCAACAAGGTATACAAGGTATAATTGGTGGTGTTGGGTCTGGTCTTGCTAGCGCAGCAACAGGTGGTTTATTAGGTGACAAAGCTGCAACTTTTATGCAAAACGTAAAAGGTGCTGGTACTAAAGGTTATAATTTTAAATCGCTTTTCCCTGGTGATCCAAATTTAGGAAAGTAAAAAAAATAAAATATGGCAAAAATTGATAAAGGATTATTTGAAAGAGCTGGTTATAGCTTAGGCATGTCTAGATTAGTGAAAGATATGCAGTACGTTGATTACACTGAAAAGCTTAAGCAAGAGTTAGATAAAATTGGAACTTATAACAAACAGAAAAAAGAAGAAAATCCATATGGTCTTCCAATTGAAAAAATAGGTAGAAATGAAAGGGAAAATTCTACGCAATATATTATGCAATGTGCTGATAGAATAAAAGAGTTAGGAAGAGTTACAGAAGGTAAAAATGTTGTAGTAGATGGCGAAACAAGAAAAGCAACTAAAGAAGATGTTGAAAGTGCTAGAAATAAAATGGATGAACTTGATCTTGAAATAAAAAATCATAGTGACCACTTGGAAACAAAGGCACAGCTAACTGCAAATTTAAGAAACAGGGGAATATCAGAAGCTGCTACTTTTGAACAAAAGACAAACTACGAAGCAATACAAAACAACACACAGGAACAACGTTTTAATGAAGAAACTAACGAGTATGAATGGTTTGATCATACTGTAGGTAATTTTGTTCCAATATCTAAGTTTAATACTGGATCTGCTTATAATGATACTTTAGAAAAAACTATTGATGACACTTATAAGGAAGTAAGACAAATGGCTGCAACATTAAAATATCAAAAAAATCCTGATAACTTTAAACCTATGAGCGTAAACCTTATGAGTGATATTAAAACACTTGTAGAAAAAGATCCTGACGCTGTTAAAAATTTATTATTTCAAAAGAAGAACAATCCAGATTTTAAAAATCTTTTAGATGTTTATATGGAAAAGTATTACCAACAACATGTAAGCACTCCAGAAGACGCTGCAGAGTTTGAAAGTGTAACTGGTATAAAAAGTTTTGAAGATTATAAAAATAGTAATTTATACGATGCAGAGTTAAACAAGTTCAAACAAGAAGGTGAAATAGATAATCAGTTGTTTTTAAATAGTTATGAATCTATGATTAATAATGAGTTTGAAAAATACTTACCAGAGCCTGAGCCAGAAGAAAAAAAGCTTGTTGTTAAAACAAAAACAAAAAAAGAAAAACAAGGTGATTTTACAGATGATGGAGATGTAGAAAGTGATGATAGTGAAGAAGAAGTAACTGCATTTGCACCTACAAAAGAAAGTGTAACTAAATACATCTTAGCTAATCTTGATAAATTTTCATTTGAAGAAAGCACAATAGAAGCTATTAAAAAAGGAGAAAGACCTTTTGATACATTAGTAAGTTATATTAATGATCCAAATTATAAAGCAAAATAATGATTAGATATAGGCTAACAGATGGAACTTTAATAGACGTAGATCCTACATACGAACAAATATTTTTAGCTAGTAATCCTGGTGCTGTTATATCAACACAAGAGCAAGCTCAAGAAGAAGTTGTTCCACCAGTAGAACAAACACTTACTTCTCAACAAGAGACAGATGAAGAACCAAGTGCTTTTTCTACGTTAATGTCTAACCTAGGTCTTGGTTTTGTAGAGTTTGGTAAAGGTTTTGAAAATATAAAAGAAGGAATTCAGTTGGGAGTTACTGAATTAATCATGCCAGGTGAAATGTCTGCTACTGAAAAAACAGCGGCACTACAAGCTATTAGAAAGACAAATGTTCTTGGTAATTCTGAAAGCTACGATCCTATAATAGAAAAGTTAGAAGAAAACATACCAGAATACGAAACACAAAGTATTACCGAAGATATAGAACAAGGAAATTATTCGCAAGCTGGTTTTAGAGCTGTTAACGCAGCGTTAAGATCTGCGCCATCATTAGTTGCTGCTGCTACTGGAGCCGGTGGTTTAATAGCTTTAGGTACTAGCGTAGCTGGTAATAAATTTGAAGAAGAATTTGAAGAAGACCCAGAAAAATCAACAGGTAAAATTTTAGCAGCATCAGGAGTTTCAGGTATTACAGAAGCAACTTTTGAATTAGCAACTAGAGGCCTTTTAAAAAGAGCAGGGTTTTTAAATTCTCAAGGAAATGTTACGGCAGCTAGAGAGTTAATAAAAGGAGGGGCTGCTAATTTAGTAAAAAACATAGGGTTTGGTATTGTTGGTGAAGGTGCCTCAGAGTCTGCTACAGAGTTAGTATCTAAAACGTTGGCAGATTATGTTATATTAGGCAAAGAATATGATCAAAAAGAATTATTATATTCTATGGGTGATGGTTTTATTGTTGGTTCATTAGTTGGTGGTGCTGTTTCATCTGTAGGTGAAGTTACAAAACAAAGCGACAAAGCAAAAGATAGAGCAGAAGCTATATTAATGCCAGAAAACGCTAAAAACCAAATATCTAAAAAAGCGCAAGAGTTAAATGATTTAATAGACGATTTACCTAACGTATCTGAAGAAGGTAAAGAAATAGTTAATGAAAAAATTAATGAAATAGAAAATGAAATTATTGGTATTAAAAGACAATCATCTTCGTTAATTAATAATTTACAAGGAGAAGACTTAGTTAATTATTCTAAAAATATTGAAGAAATTAACAAGGCGAAAAGCGTTTTAGTAAAAGCTAAGACAAGTAGTGAGAAAAATATTGCTCAAGATAAATATAAAACATTACAAGAGCAAAATATTTCTATATTAGAAAGTGCCAAAGCTAAAGCTGCTGAGAAAGTTACAGAGACAGTAAAAGAACAAATAAAAGAAGCTGGATTAGAAGGTGAAGTAGTTGAAATGACTTCTGAAGAAATATCTAATATTAAAGAAGAAGGATTTAATTCTAAACAAGCTGCTAAACAATTTGGTTTTATAAACCAAAGAACAGATGGTAGTTTTACAATAACACTTAATAAAGATAAGCCAATGGTTGGCACGGCGGCTCATGAGTTTATGCATGCTGTATTATTTAAAACCTTAGGTAACCAACAAAAATTACAAGATAATTTAGGCGATGCTTTAGTTGATCATGTTAGTGATTTAGGTGGAGAAACAAGTGTGTTAGGTGAAAGACTTAAAGCTTATGGTAAATTTAACAAAGATGGCATGTTTGAAAGAGACTCTAACTTTGGTGAAGAAACTGTTACTATAATGTCTGAAGAAATTATAAACGGCAATTTGAAATTTAACGAAAACTTTTTTACTAAAATTGGTGATGTAATTAGAAGGTTTAGCCAAAACTATTTAGGTAAAGAAATTACGTTTGATACCGGTAGAGATGTTTATAATTTTGTAAAAGATTATAGTAAAAGCATTAAAGGCGGTAAAATAAATAAAGCTATACTACGAGTAGCAAAAGAAGGTGCTAAAGGTAAATTAGTTGAGGGTAAAGTTATACCAGAGGACACTGTTCAAATGTCTAAAGATGCTTCTGACAATGTTCAACGTATATATGAAGATCAAGGTGTAGCTGGTGCTATGGATATTATAAACGCGTTTAAACCTATTACTAGTAAAATAGTAGAAAGACGTAGTGAAGCACCAAACTTTGATAGACAATTATTAACTGACGAAATAGAAACTGGACAACGTGGTATATTTGATTTAATTAGAGAATATAAACCAGAGTCTGGAGTACCATTAGCTGCTTATATAAACAAGTTTTTACCATCAAGAGCCATTGAAGCATCAAAAAGAGTATTAGGCGAAGAGTTTACAGAAGATGTTACAGAAAAAGTAGATATAGCCGCGGAAGAAGTTACTACTGAAACAAAGGCAAAACCAAAGCCAAAGAAAATAGTTTTAGCTGATAGATTAAATATTGCTAAAGAAGTAGACGCTACTGTTGCTAAAATATTACCTGATTTAGATATTGATAAATTAACATTTAAAAATTTAAAAAATAAAGTTCCTAGTATTGTAGGTAAATTATTTGGTATAGCACCAAAAAAATTAATAACTAACGCTAATATAACTAAAAGTGAGTTACAAAAATCACAAATGTTTATTAATAAAAATGCTGATTTATTAATTAAAATGCTGCCTGAAGGATCGACAGAGGGTGGTATGGCAACTGGTGTTCCTAAAACTTTACTAAATGAGTTCTACACAAAAGGCGAAAGAGCTAAAATGGCTAAAACTGGAACTAAAGCAGGTTTACCTATACAACAAAAAAACAATATAAATAAAAAACAATTTTTAGAAGTATTTGGTATTGTAGATGGCAAGCCTAATCGTACAGATAGAAACACTTCTGCTAGAGTTTTATCATTAGCTAATACTTTAGGTAAAATGATAACCAACCAAGCTGTTAGACAACAAGTGCAAATCGAAACATTTAGAGCGTTAGAAGATGGTAAAAGCACTTTTATGTTTAGTAAAGAAAATGAAGCTATAGCTAAAAAAGCCGGTATATTATATTATGACACGTTAGACCAAGCTGGTGCTGAAACCTATGTTGTTGATCTTGTTGATAAAGTAATACCTATATTTGATTCTATGCCTGGTTTTTTAAATACTACAGTTGCTATTACTACTTCTATAATGCCTAATAGGTTAGTAAAAGATGCAAAGTCCATGTTAGCTGGTTACATGGGACAAAAAGGTATTTCTTTTAAAACAAACAAAGATTATGCTAGAACAAAATTTGATAAAAAATTAATAGACAACAGCACAAATAAAGAGCTACAAAGATTAAGCGATAGAAATGTAAAGAATTTTAAATCTATGTGGTTAGCTATATACGATGGTGTTCAAAAAGACAAATCGGTTGTAACACCTTTGTTGCATTGGCTTAAAGGTTCTACAAACGAAGGTACTCACCCACAGAGGATTGGTTCTGAACTAACTCATATTGATAGAACCGCAACTGGCACATTAGAGTTTGAGCACGCTTTACCAAATAACCAGGCTTATAGATTATTAATGGACGCTGCTATAAGCCAAAGCAAGGCAGAGTTTACAAAAACTTTAGAAACGCTTCAAAATAATTACAAGTTAATAGTTATGTCTAAAAAAGATAGCAATAAGCTATCAGCCGCTGGATATAAACAATCAATGCCAGAAGATTGGAATATATTTGATAATAATTGGTGGGAAAGATATTTTAATGAAAAAGTACTAGCTCAAGGAGGTATTAATCCTGAAAAATTTACTTCAATTGTTTCTGGTCAAAGTTTAGCTCAAGAGCTAAATATAAGTATTGATGGTAAGCCAAGCGGTATAAAAACACAAACAGAAGCCAACAAAACCCTTAGCAAGGCTATGTTTAGTGCTAGAACAACTAATTACTCAAAAGATTCAAAAGGTATTAGTATATTAGATTTTGATGATACATTAGCCACAACTAAATCACTAGTTAAATATACAGCACCAGATGGTACAACTGGTACGTTAAACGCTGAACAATTTGCTAGTACATATGAAGACTTACAAGATCAAGGTTATACGTTTGACTTTTCTGATTTTAACAAAGTTGTTAAAGGTAAGTTAGCACCATTATTTAATAAAGCAATAAAGTTACAAAAGAAGTTTGGCCCTGAAAATATGTTTGTGCTAACAGCAAGGCCACCACAAGCTCAAAAAGCTATATTTGACTTTTTAAAAGCTAATGGTTTAAACATACCTTTAAAAAATATAACTGGCTTAGGTAATAGTACTAGCGAAGCTAAAGCGTTATGGGTTGCTGATAAAGTTGGTGAAGGATATAATGATTTTTATTTTGCTGATGATGCTTTACAAAATGTACAAGCTGTTAAAAACATGTTAGATCAGTTTGATGTTAAGTCGAAAGTTCAACAAGCTAAAATTAAATTTAGCAAAGGCATGAGCAGAGAGTTTAACGATATACTAGAAGGATCAACTGGTGTTGAATCTATGAAAGAGTTTTCTGATGCTCAAGCCAAAATTAGAGGAGCAAGAACAAAGTATAAAAGTATTATACCTGCTTCAGCCCAAGATTTTGCTGGTTTATTATATAACTTTTTAGGTAGAAGTAAAAAAGGTGAAGCTGATATGGCTTTCTTTAAAAAAGCTTTAATTGATCCTTTTGCTAGAGGAATAAACGATTTAAACGCTTCTAAACAAAGCGCTGCTAATGATTATGAAAATTTACAAAAGCAATATCCTCAAATAAAGAAAACAATAAATAAAAAAGCTGGCGAGCTAAACTTTACAAACGATCAAGCGGTTAGAGTTTATCTTTGGGACAAGGCTGGTTTTAATATACCAGGATTATCAAAAAGAGATTTAGACAGCTTAAAAAAAGTTGTTAATGAAAATGCAGACTTAAAAGCTTTTGCTGAAGGTGTTGGTATTATATCTAAAGAAGAAGCTGGTTACTCTGCGCCTGGTGATTTTTGGCTTGCAGAAACTATAACTTCTGATTTATTAAGTGATAGTAATATTGGTGATAAAAGAGCTGATTTTTTAGCAGAGTGGCAACAAAATAAAGATGTAATATTTTCACCGCAAAACTTAAATAAAATAGAGGCTATATACGGTAGTAAGTTTAGAGAAGCTTTACAAGATATACTATACCGTATGGAAACTGGTAGAAATAGACCAACTGGTAGCGGTAGATTAATGAACACTTACATGAACTGGGTTAACAATTCTGTAGGCGCTATCATGTTCTTTAACATGAGATCCGCATTACTTCAAACTATATCTGCTACAAACTTTATCAACTGGTCTGATAATAACCCTTTAAAGGCGGCGGCGGCATTTGCTAATCAACCACAGTATTGGAAAGATTTTGCGTTTTTATTTAACTCTGACTTTCTAAAACAAAGACGTGCTGGTAATCAAAGAGGTATTAACGAAGCTGAATTATCATCTGCTGTAGCAGGTGCAGAAAACAAAGCTAAAGCAGCTATAGCTTGGTTACTTAAAAAAGGGTTTTTACCTACGCAAATAGCTGATAGTTTTGCTATCGCATCAGGTGGCGCTACGTTTTATAGAAACAGAGTTAAAAAATATATAAAAGAAGGGTTAACACAACAACAAGCAGAAGAGAAAGCGTTTTTAGATTTTCAAGAAACATCAGAAGTTGCTCAGCAGTCAGCAAGACCTGATATGATATCACAGCAACAAGCTTCTCCACTTGGTAGATTAATATTAGCATTTCAAAACACACCAATGCAGTATGCTAGAATTATTAATAAAGTATCTAGAGACTTAGTAAATGGTAGAGGTGATTACAAAACACATATATCTAAAATTGCTTACTATGGTGTTGTACAAAGTATAATATTTGGCGCTTTACAATCGGCTTTGTTTGCCGCGTTAGGTGAAGATGACGAAGAACAGTATGATAAAAAGAAAGAAAGAATACTCAATGGAGCGCTAGATTCTATTTTATCTGGTATTGGTTATGGTGGTAAGGCTATAAGTACTGTTAAAAATACAGCAATGACTTACTTAAAAGAAAGAGATAAAGGTTTTAGAGCTGATCACACGTATACAATATTATCTTTACTTAGTTTTTCTCCACCAATAGGGTCTAAGCTACGTAAAATATATTCATCTATACAAACAGAAAAGTTTAATAAAGATGTATTTAAAAGAAGAGGTTTTTCTTTAGATAATCCAATTTGGTCTGGTATTGGTAATGTTGTAGAAGGTTTTACAAATATTCCACTTGGTAGATTATCTAATAAAATGTTAAACATAGATAATGCTTTAGATGCTAATAACGAGCTTTGGCAAAGACTAGCTTTAGTTTTAGGTTGGAATACTTGGGATTTAGGTATTAAAGATCCTGATATTGAAGCTGTTAAAAGTGAGATAAAAGAAGAAAAGAAACAAGAGTCTAAAAAACAAGCTGTACAAAAAGCAGAAGAAAAGAAAAAAGAAAAAAAAGAAAAACAAAGATCTATAGTTGAAGAAAATAAAAAGAAAAAAGATGGTAGGTGTGCAGCTGTAAGCTCAAGTGGTAAAAGATGTAAAAACCAAGCTGTTAAAGGTGGTTTTTGTACTATACATGAAGAAACTGAAAAGTTAGAAGGTGGTAAAAAAGTACAATGCAGAAAAAGAAAAGCAGACGGCACAAGATGTAAGATGCAAACATCTAACAAAAGCAAATATTGTTACTACCACGATTAAGTAAACAATTGAAAAAATAAGTGACTATATAGAAATGGTGAAAAGACTAATAATATTATTAATAATAGCAACTTTAGCGGCTTGTTTAGCTCCTAAAAAATGCTGCGGGCAAACATTTGGAAAAGAAGATGTTAAAAAACTTTTAAAGTTTTCTACTTTCTACGCTGCTGTAAACGGTGGAACGTCACTGTCTGATGTTGATGTTTTTTCTGTAAATAACGGCTTGTCTACGCAGACTATTTCAACTCCTTATGATTATAATTTTACCATAGGTTTACGTAAGATAGCAAGGTTTGGTTATGAAAATAAAGCACAAACGTTTTACGATGGAACGGAATCTAACTACAGTGATGCGGCCACTGTTGGTAAAGTAAAAGGAGTTGAATATTTATTTGAAGTAAATCACAAAAGACAAGAAGGTGTAGACTATATGGATCAACACCACTTTATTAGATTTAGCTCTGATGATGGTTGTCCAGATGAATTATGTATAAACTTCTTTGCTTTAAAATTAGAATACTTAGAAGATGGCTTTGCTGATATTAAATACTTTGAAGCATCTGAAAGATATAGACAGCGTAAAAGTAAAAACTTATCTTGGAACATAGGACTTACGCATCGTTTAGCTGAACCATATGGTTACAATGCTTTAGACGAATGGATGTTAGATAACGGTAATATACATTATACTTATTTAGCATTAGAACAAGGTTACAACGTAGATGTTGCTAATAGTGAGTATAGAGATCCAAATGGCAATGTTGTTGCTACTAGTGCTGAAGTTTGGGAGGCGGTTGTTATACCACAAGTGTTATCAGATTATACGCAGAAAAAAAGAGAAGAATTAAAGAAAACTATACAACACTCTATTGTTGTTGGTTTTGATTATTATAAATACACTAAACAAACTTGGATGCATGCTTGGGGTAGTTTAATGCCTTGGCATTATAACGATGGTAGTGAGTTTAGTTATCACAATTATGTTGATGGGCAGTGGTATGATTATTCAGCTGGATTGATTTATGGTATAAAAGTAAACAAACAATTAGGATATTTTATAGAAGGTAAGTACAATAAGTATTGGAACAGAGAGTGGTACGATTTTAAATTAGGATTAAATTATACAATATTTTAACATGGCAAAAGAGTTAAACGAAGATACAGGGTTTAATGTAAGTATAAAAAGTTTAATAGCTATAGGATTTGCTATGGCTACTATAATAGGTATGTGGTTTGCTTTACAAGCGGATATTGCTGAAGCTAAAGAGTTACCTAAACCATTACCACCAGATGTAACACGTATGGAGTTTGACATGAAAGATCAAATGATTCGTAATACAATTATGACTACACAAAAAGATGTGGAAGAAATTAAAAAGTCTTTAGAGAAAATAGAAGACAAGCTTTATAACAGGTGAAAAAGCTATTATTTATATTAATGTTTTTTAGCCAAGCTATTTTTGCACAAATAGAGGCAAAGCATTTTAATGCTGGTTGGAATGATGCTAATAGTGTATCTTGGTTTATGGATTTAGACTGTAAAACAAAAGGTATTGTTGATATAGCTAAAAATGTAGATGAAGCAACGAAATATAAAATAGCGGTTGTACCTACTATTATAATATTTAAAGATGGTGAAGAAGCGTTGAGATTTCAAGCTGATTTATCATTTAAAATGCTAGCAACAAAAGAAGAAGTAATGGAAGCAATAGATGAATTATTAATGAGTGATTTTTAATTATGCCAGGAAGTAAGAGACAAAATAGTATGTTTGAAAAAACTAAAGGATACGTTCAAGAAGGTAATCCTTTTGCTGTTACTAGTTGTGGTAGGCGTAGAAATGATGGGTCACCATTATTTGCAGCAGAACCAAAAAGAACAATAGGTAGAGGTAAAAACTTTAACCCTGTATCAAAAGATAAAAGTGCTACTGGTGGTGCCGCTGGTGGTGGTATGACAGAAAAAGGTGTAAAAGAATATAAAAGAAAAAACCCAGGTAGTAAATTACAAACAGCTGTTACTACTGATCCTTCTAAATTAAAAAAAGGTAGCAAGGCGGCTAATCGTAGAAAATCATTTTGCGCTAGATCAAAAGGTTGGACCGGTGAAAGAGGTAAAGCTGCTAGACGTAGATGGAACTGTTAAAATAAAAAATTATGAGTAAAGCAAAACTAAAAACAATATCAGGTAAATTAAAAAAAGCTAGTAAAGCACATGCTGGTCAAGCTAAACAAATAGATGGTATAATTAAAAGTACAGCATTAAAAAAGAAAACATCACCAGCATTGGCTAAATTAAGTGCTAGTTGTAAAGCTGCTGCTAAAAGAAAGTTTAAAGTGTATCCTAGTGCTTATGCTAATATGTGGGCTAGTAAAACACAAAAAGCAGGTAAGTGTTAAATGTACACTCAAAGCAATAATCCTTTTAAAAAGAAAAAGACTTCTAAATCTATTACTTGGCACGATTCTGATGCTCCAGACGCTAAAGGTAAGTTTAAAAGCTTATCGCCGTCTGGTTTAGCTAGTTGGCTAATTAAAACGCGTAAAGGTAAGTTAAATAGAATTATTAGTAGCTTAAACCAACAATATGTTTTTAATAGAGGTAAAAAACCTAGTTACGCTTCTAAAATGAAAACAACTATGAATATAGTTAGAAAAAGATTAAAAAAAGATGTTTAAAGATTTTGACATATCAAGTTTTAAAAAGATGAAGCCACCAGGTGACAACACTTTTGATACGTCTCAAGAATTAAAAGCTTTGGCCAAAATACCTTTAAAAAAAGATTTTGTAAAAAAGTTTGACAATATAGAAGCTGCATTTGCTAAAACAGCTAAAGATAATAATGTAGAAGATTACGATAAAAAAATTGCTTCAAAGCTTATAAAAACTTCTGCACCTGTAATATTAAAGTTAAAGAAACATTTTAACAGGCCAAGACCAAAAGTATTGGCTAAGAAAATGAATATAAAAATTAAAGATTACGAAATGGAGTCTATGAAAACACCTTCGTATCCTTCTGGTCACTCTGTTCAAGGTATATTAATAGCTAAAGTATTAGGTGATAAATACCCTAAAGCTAAATCTGCTTTTGCAAAAACAGGTGAAAACATATCTTATAGTAGGAACGTTGCCCGCGCTCACTACAAGTCAGATAGTAAAATGGGTGAAAAACTAGGTAACGAAATGTATAACTATATTAAAAATAAAATTTAAGTAATGAAACAAAAAGCAAAAGCTTCTCTAAAAGGCGGCAAAACAAAGGAATTAAAAGTAAAAACTATAACAGAAAAAGAATTTTCTAAAAATGATAAAATGAAAAAGAAACCTGCAACAAAACTTACTAAAAAACAAGCAACTAAACTACCTGCTAATTTAGTAAAAGCAATTAAAGCAAAGGAAGCTTCTGGTATGAAGATGAAAAAAGCAGCAATGAAGTTGAAAAAAGAATCAGGTATGATGCTTAAAAAATCAATGATGGAATTGAAAAAGGCAGCTGCTTTAAAAATGAAAATGAAAAAGAAATAATGTACGTTCAAAAAGGTAATCCTTTTAAGAAAGTAAAAGCAACAAAAGCTAAAGGCGGAGGTACCACTAAGGTATGTCTGCCTAAAGCTAAAATTGCTAGTATGAGTAAAGCTGAAAGGCAAGCTGTTATACGTGCTAAGCGTAAAGCTGGTAAAGCTGGTAAGTACAAACGTTCTTCTAAAAGTAACGTAACTGGTACTAGTAGTGGTGGAAGTTTAAAAACATGGGTTAAACAAGATTGGAGACAAGTTGGTAATCCAAGTAAAAAATGTGGAGAAAAATGATTAGAATTTTATTATTATTATTGTTATTGCCTTTTATGGTATTCGCTCAACCTGGGCCGCCTAACTGTGTGCCAACTACTGTAGTTATAAACTTAGATCAATACCAAGGTGAGACTTATTGGACTATAAAAGATACTAGTGACAATGTACTTGCATATAGTGATGACTATGGATCTCAACCAGATTACGCTTCTGTATTGGAACCGTTGTGTTTGCCAGAAGGCCCTTTAGTTTTTACTATATATGATACTTATGGTGATGGTTTAAATGGTGCTTTGTGGGGTGGTTTAGATGGTTCTTACTATTTAATACAGTGTAACGATACTTTGATATATGGTACAGATGCTGCTTTTGGTAATGATTCAATACATGTTTTTGTATCTGATGCTTGTCCTCCCGTCATGGGCTGCATGGATATGGCATATGTAGAGTTTAATCCACTTGCTGATACAGATGACGGTTCGTGCAATACTTTAAGAGTTTTTGGTTGTATTGATTCAACTATGTATAACTATGATCCAAATGCTAACACAATGGCATTAATAAATAATTGTGATTATATTTTAACTTTATATGATTTAATTGGTGATGGTTGGGTTGGTTCATATTTAGAAGTTAAACAAGATACAAATGTATATCAGTTTTATATAGATACAGCTGCTTATACTCAAGATTTTACTATAAACTTAAATGCTCCGCAGCTAGTAGAGTTTAAGTTTTATGTTACAGCACAAGCGCAGTTAACAACACCTCACTGTGGTTTTAAACTAACAAACCCACTAGGACAAACAATGATAGAAGTGTTACCGCCTTTTATACAACCTATGTATAAATATAAAACACCTACGTTCTGTGGTGATTTATGTATTGAAAAAGTGTTTGGCTGTATGAACCCTTTAGCTATTAACTATGTAGACACTGCGAACACAGATGACGGTAGTTGTTACTATTTACCTGGTTGTACTAACTCTAGTTATTTAGAATATTATACTCAAGGTTTTACCGCTGATTATAACGATGGTAGTTGTGTTACTCAAGCTGTTTGGGGTTGTACTGATGCAACAGCTTTTAATTATGATAATACAGCTAATATAAACAACGGTGGTTGCATAGATGTAATATATGGATGTATGATACCAGGATCTTTCAACTACAATCCTAATGCAAACACATCTACAAACTGCATACCCGTTGTATATGGTTGTACTAGTGATATAGCGGTTAACTATAATCCTAATGCCAATACAGACGATGGTTCTTGTGAAGCAGCTATATTAGGTTGCACAGATACATTAGCTTTTAACTTTGCACCACTAGCAAATACTGATGACGGAACCTGTATTGCTTATATTTATGGTTGTATAAATCCAACTATGTTTAATTACGATAGCTTAGCAAATACAAATGACGGAACTTGCATACCATTTACTTATGGTTGTACTGATTCTACAATGTTAAATTATAACCCATTAGCAAACAGTGACAATAATACTTGTATACCTTTTATATATGGTTGCACGGACCCTTCTATGCTTAACTATAACCCAATCGCGAACACGGAGGATTTTAGTTGTATCGCTTATATTTATGGGTGTATGGATAGTGACGCTCTTAACTTTGATTCACTTGCTAACACGGATAACGGTTCGTGTATCGAAATGGTTATGGGTTGCATGGATCCAAACGCGTATAACTACGAACCAGTTGCTAACACTAACGATTCTTTATCTTGTTTATATAGTGCTAATTGTATTACTGGTGCAGGAAG